TTCGCAGTCAAAGTTGCTTCGATATCGCGGCGAAGCTCTTTACCGCGCTTAGCGATTTGGTAGCTTAGTTCGTCGTTGCGGCCCGCAGTGTCTAGCGCTGAGAAGTTGTCTGCAACGATAGTTGTGCGGCGTAGAATGTGTGTGTAGTTACCAACACGAGTAGTCGCAGATGTTGCGTCGAATGATGACACGTCATCCCCATCAATTACCGCGGTTGTACTTGTTGAGGCAAGTGTATCAGTCTGCCACTCGAAGTACGTATTGGACACATTTTCTGAGCCTACGTTAGACTGAAATGGAACCTCTTCTGGAGAGATATTTGAGATGATATCTGCGAGCGATTCGCGGATACCGACACCACTGTGTGATGTGAATGTATTTGCTACGATTGCCATAATGGCCTCCTAGAGTAACGATTTAATTGCAGCCGCGGCATCTTGCACGCGACCAGTTTGACGTGCGCGCTGTAGCGCTTGTGATTGCTCTGAGCTCGGCTTAGGCTGTGATCCACGAGAACCAGCTTTGAGTGTCTTGGCCTTCTGCGTCCGCGGCTTTTTCTTCGCCTCGGTTGCGCGTGTCTGACCCTTATCATACAACATCGCTTTCCTCGCTAACTTCACAAGCGTAGCATTCTGTAGGCCGTTGACATCCTGTTCAGTGAAACCTTCGCCAAGAAGGAAAGCACGAATGTCTTTTGCCTCTTTTGACGCGACTTTAGTGTCACGCCATTCAGGAATGATCTCTGGCAGAACCTGACGCTGTTCCTCGAAATATCGAGCCTGCATCTGCTCCATGCGTTGCTGCTCTATTTGAGCCATACGCTGACGTTCAGCTTGGACTGCCTCAAGTTGAGCTGCGCGCTCTTCTTGCTGCTTTCTCCACTGACGCTCTGCCTTCGCTGCCATCGTGGGGTCTGTGTCATACAGTGTATCCCAGTCGGGCTCCTGTTCAGCCGGTTGCATCAAACGCTCCTGCAGTACAGGTAGCATCTGTGCGTATTGAGCACGTTCACGCTGTATCTCTTCGTTCTGGGCTTCCACCTGACGGCGTATTTCTGCCAGCTCTTGAGTTTTGCGTGTGTAATCCCGTTGCCTTAGTCGATCGCGTTTTAGCTCTTCGACGGTAATCTCTTCTCCATCTACCTCGACCTTTGCCGAAAGTATGTCGAAAGATGCGTCGTCAAACTCCTCCGCTTCTTCTGCAGCTTCGAAATCGCCTTCGTCCTCTGAAGCGTACTCTTGTTCGTACTCTTCTTCGTACTCTGGCATTTCGGCTTCCGCCTCGACGGCTTCTGCCTCAAGCGCCTCAGTGGCTGTCGCGGTATCCTCTTGGGGCGCAATCAAGTCTCTGATGGCATTTTGTGCGGTGTACAGATCAGTCCCTAGTGGGGTGTTGGCTTCTGACATTGCTATAACTCCATATTATGCGATTATTTTTGCTTCTTTTCAATAGTCGCATTATCTTCCATTGCACGCAGCTTCTGGCGAAACGCCTGAACACCGCGCAGTTTCATGTAGATGTCCTCTCGGGCATCCTTATCGCCGGTGTTCGTTGCCTTAAACTCCTCCCAGCAATCCTGCTCTGTCTCATCCAGAAAACGGATAAGGTCAGTATCTCGTAAAAGACGGGCAGCTTCCTGCCCGTCGTCTATGATTTGTTGTTTACTCTTCACCATCTATTCCACTTTTGATGATTTCCGATTGTGCCTTCATCACTTCCCGATTGATCGCCAACTCTGATCGGATCTTCTCGACGTTAAGCTGCGTGCCGTACTTCGCCTGCAACTCTTGCGCCTTGACGTAAAGCTCCGCGTCCAACTCGTCGCGCTGACGGTCGTCGTTCATGACCATTTTCTGACGCTCCAACTCTAGCTCGGCTGCCTTCTTCTGGATGTCGGCTTGGATCTGTTGGATCTGCACGTTGATCAACTGCTCGTTGATGTCTGGCTTGTCTTCTTTTGGTGGCGGCGTAAACTTGGTCGGGTCTGACCAGAATTGTGATGCATCCTTGAAGCCCGCAAGCTCGGTCATCGCCTTCAGCGTATTTGACAGCTTGACCATGTCGGTCAACGGATTGACTGGACCCATCTGTTGGATCGCTTCTTTTTGCATCTCGCCAATTTGTCGCATCATCATCATGCGCTCGGTGTCAGTGCCGCGACCAAGCGCGACGTTGATGGAAACATCCATGTCAGCGTTCCATACCGCCGGATCGATCGGCACAAACTCGTTCGACAGGCGAACCATGCGCGGGCGATCCTGATGCTTTGTGATCAACTGCAGCACGATTTTATAAAGTTGCTTCATGCCTGTTTCAGCAAAGATACGCGCGATGATTTCAATGTGTTGCTGTGCAGCGCTGATAGTCGCGTTTACGGCAGATGCGGTAGATGACTGCAACGCACCCGCATCCAAGCCTGCAGACGCCTTTGAGATGCCTGTGCGGGCCTCTTTGATCTGGTCCATATACTGCAACACAGGGAACGCTTCGCGACCAACGAACGGCATAGACAGTGGTTGCACCTGACCGGCTGAACGCTGGCGGATAATGGCGCCAACCTCAGTATTCATCACGTCTTCCAGATTAACCATACCCTCGGTCACAGCGATGCGTGGGTGGATAGACATGGACAAGCTGTCCAGCGTGTTACGCATGATCGATGACTTGATGCGCTGAATGTCCATCACAGTGTCAGCGACAGACATGCCAAAGAAGTCATGCGCTTCGGGATCTGGGCAGAACACAGCGAACGGCACCATGTCGATTGGCTCGTTCATGAGGATCGTGTGACCATCACCACCGGTACAAATCTTGCGCAGCACCGCGATACCGTCGCCGTCGTAGTCAACTCTGATATAGTTTTCGACGTACAGCACCTTTTTCATAGCTGGGTCGCTGCGCTCGTTCATCTCGTTCGCGAGTGCGCGGTTACGCGTGCTGCGCTCAATGTTTGTTTCCATGTCATCGTAGGCTGCGCCAAGTGATGACACTTCGTCATAATCGTAGCCCATCGCCACTAAGTCAGACACTGTCAAGATGCGACGGTGCGCGACGTAGTCGGCCTCCTCCAAAGATTTGGCTTCACGGCTAATTAAGAATTCTTCCGGCGGCACGGCCTCTAGCTTCACGCGGCCGTCTGGGTGCGTATAGGTTACGCGTGCTGCGTGGATCGCAGGGGGCGGGATGATCTGGCCAGACACAGGATCGATCTGCGGCTCTCCGACCATCTCGGATTGCACGATCTCAACGTCCGCGCTTGGGTCCGCCATAAGAGCGTTTAGCGCGTTGTCGTCGATGCCGCTAAAGTCATGCGTTTCAAATTTTGTCTGGTCGTCCCAGTAGCACTTCAGAATCCCAGCCTTACGGATCAGCGCGTCCTTGAACGCGGCGTGCATGTGCATGAACCCGTTGTTGTCGCGGTTGATGATGTAGTTGGCGTAATCTGTCGCCTGCTTCGCTGCGGCAACATCCTCTGGACCCTGTGGCACATATTCGACTGTGCGCTCGGTGCTGTGGAAAATGCGCATAAGTGATGGCATGATCGCCTGTACGGTATCCCGTACGTCCATGCTGACAACTGAGCTGCGTCCTTCTTCTTCATCGCCAAACGGCTCGCCGCGGTAGTATTGCGTCGCTGTCGCACGTACTGGAGATATCCAGTTGTCGATGTAATCTTGCGCGTCTTCGATCTCTTTACCAACGATACCTTGCAGCTCGTCGTCGTCCATTTGGTTTGGATTTAGCTCGGCCTGCAGTGCAAGCGCCATTTCATTTGTTTCGTAGTCCATGCTTATTCCTACTGATTGAACTTGCGCCAGTATTCGTTGAACAGACCGATTTCATCGATCATTTGCTGGTCGGCTGGTTGAATTAAGTTTGTGTGGCTCATCATAAATGAACGCTGATCGCCAGATGGTGCAGTGTATTTGAAGCCGTCGGTATAACCTCTGCGGGCATTCATAAAGTCTCTGAATGTAATCGCTGCAGGTATCTGCACTTCTAAACTGCCGTCGTATTCACCTAAAATGCCTCTTGGGTATATAGGGTGAATAGAATCTTGTTGAACACCTGCACCTAGTGTTGGGCGCCCAATGTTTAGACCCGTATCAAACGGGTTTGCGTACAGTAGATCAGGGTCCGTCAATGCAATTCGAGCCTCGCCCATAGGGATGCCAGCATCACGGAATTCTGCGCTATCTATAGCCTGCCAAATTGCCCGACGGTTTGACCCGTTTAGGTTGTCGAAGTCCATTTCTACGCCGTCTAAAAGGTTTCTCATGTTGCGACGGCCGCCCCCGCCAGCTACCAGATTAAACAACGAGAAATCTTGATCTGTAAAATCTTTTGAAGCAACTAGCTTTTCAGCTAAGGTGCGGCGCAATTTTGGATCGATGTCTACGTTGCGCAAATATTGGCGCATTAAATCATCAGTCGCAAAGTCAGATGCCTGACCGCCCATCGACGTATATACAAGCCTTGGATTCCCAGAAAGACCCGCGCGCTCTAAAGTTTCATATATTGAATTTACAACTTTATCATCCGACGCCCAGATGCGATTGTTGATCGCGTCTCGTATGTACCCAGATCCGCCGTACTTAGAAACCGGATTATCTAGCATTTGGCCAGAGAACCCAAGAATATCTGTATCTGCGACCATGCGGTCACCGAAGGCCGGTGTTAGCATATCGCCTAGCTTGATTTGTGTCGTCTTGCGCGCGTGCGCTTCGCGGCGTTTTTTTGTCGCAACTTTTTGCTCTTCGATAGGCGTATTCATACGCACGTTCGATGCTGGATGATTGTGCGTTAGACCGGTTTTACGGTCAGGCTTAATGTTGTTAAGTCGATTGCCGTCAGGCCCAAACTGCGATGCTATAGCCTCAATAGCTTCAGGGTACGCTCGCCCCCTCTCATCACGGAAACCGATGTTAGATTCTAGTTGCTGGATTAAACTTGGCTCATACCCACGAACTGCAACACGATCCACGCCGGCGATCTTATTCGCCTTGTTAGCTGCGGCGCTCAAACTCTGGCCTTCGCGCCCACGTTGAAACACCTCGCCAACGCCCTCTAAGTCACCTTGCGAGACGGCTCTAAGCAAGCCACGCGCGTCAGCCCCGACAGCTCTATCGGCTGCGCGTATCGCGGACGTTGTGCCTTTGACCGCTGGGACCACAGATGCTACGTTCGTAATGTCCGCAAGAAACGCCTCGTTAGCGTCGCGGATTTGTTCGTATGTGGCATCCTTCAGCTCAACGCCTTCTGGCAGGTATGCAGCGGCCCCTCCAGACGCGCTTTTAGCTGATGACGCAATACCTGCCGCAGTATCCTTAATCGTCCCTATGGGGTCTTGTACGGCTCCTATGACGCTATCTAAAGCCCCGCTACCGATCGCCTTAGCCGTTCCCATAGGGTCTTCACGGAATGCGCGGCCTAAAAGCTCGCCGGTCGTGTCGTATCCATCGTCAAATCCGATGACGTTATCTAGAAGCGAATATCCTAGATTGCCTGCGTTTCTGAGGTATCGATTGAAGTCGACCATTATTCGCCTCGCCGCTTTTCCATAAAGTATCTCAAAATGCCGTCCATCATGCCGACGTTCGAAGCGCCACCAAGCGGGTCCATAACGCCATACGCGGCTTTACCGCCGGCCGCAATCTTTCCTAGCAGGCCATCTGCCTTACGGTAATCTTGCAGCAATTCGTCAAATTCATCTAGGCCAGCCTCATAGCTGCTCTCGTAGTCACCTCCGACAGTGGCGCCAACGCGTGGACCATGCTTGCGCATCATCTGGACCATGTAGTTGCGCTCTGGCGTGCCCTCTTCGGTCTGCTCCAACGCACGCAGAGCACGCAAGATTGTTTCGTCGCTGTACATTGGGCCTTCGACGTCATCCTCGCGCGGGCGGGATGCGTTGTATTCGTCGTTGGTTAGGTCGACGTATAACTTGCGTAAGAACAGATCCATCACCACTTCACCTTGTTTGCCCAGTACGCCGCAGACATCTTGCCCTTAGCAATGTTTTTCGCGTGGCGCGCCTTGAACGACTTGCTACGCGCCGTAGCCTTTTTGTCACCTGACACTCCTTGTTGGCCAAACCTAATCGTTTTGACCTTATCGCCTTCTTTCGCGACGACAACATGCGACTTCGTCGGGTGCTTTGGGGTGCGTTTCGGCTTGTTATATCCAGATACGCCGACACGAGATAACCGAGCATCTTTCTTCTTCTCAGGCATTAGAATAAAATTTTCCCTGTTGAAATATCGACAAAGCGACCGGTCGGCAGCATTCGAATAGAAGACGTGCCCTTACGCATCCCATAAACACCCGCTGGATCGTAAAAATTAGCGTTGCTAAGCGGTGGCCGCTCTCCTGCCTGCGCAGTATCGATCGCAGATTGCACTGTGTCTAAGAAATCTTGATCCGTGGCAAAATCTTGCTCCGCAGTTATCAAGGGCATAGTTTCCGAAAAGTCAGGCGCGATGTAGTCTGTCGCCGGATCGTAAACGTCAACACCGCTAAAATCTTCGGTAAAAGTTGTCTCATCCTGCCCATTACCCGTTGGAAACGTAGGAGGCGTAAAGTCATCTGGACGCAGCACAGGACGCACAGTTGTGCGAGGTGGGCCCATTTTGCCACTATCGTCACGACCTTGGAACATGTTGCTCAGACCCTGCGTAAACAAGCCAAGTAAACCAAATGACGGCAACGGCTGGTCCATCGTTAGCGGACCGATCGCGTAAGGGCGTGGGCTCGGGCTGCTCGCTGGGCTTGTTAAGATGCGTTGAAACATCGGGCGGTTGTCTTCTGCAATCGCGGGCCTGTACTCTCCAGCCTCGTAACCACCTTGAGCGCCAGCGCGGTCTAAATAATAAGCGGCCTGCTTGCTTGGTGAGCTAGGATTGTAATTTTGTCTAGCTCTTATGTTGGCAATCATCGTAGCATGGTCACTGGCGCCACCAACACCACCAGCGGCAATATTACGCGCTGTACGCGCATCGTAATCTTCGGTGCGCTCTTTTAGGCCGAAGCCCATTGCTAAATCATCAAGTAAGCCCATTATAACGCCTTTTTCAATTTACCGAGGCAAACGCCTGCAGCTTTACACGCTTTAGGTGCGGGACATCCCTTGCAAGGCTTAAATCCTGTTGTAGTTGTTGCTGACATGTTACCTATCCTACGATTGTACTTTCTTTTCCCACTCAAAACACTTCACTTGCATGATGTTGTACGTCGGATAACGCGTTTGCAGCGATATAACACCGTTCTGCATAAAATCCGCAATGCATTCGTTCTCAGATTGGAAGGAGGGGCCACCAACAGCAAAGCAGTAATTCTGCGCGCACAAGAGAACAAACGCCGTAAACATCACATCACTTCTTACCCTTTTTCTTTTTTGCGGTCTTGGCGGCTGCCTTGAACGCTTTTGCAGTCGGGGCACCTTTTGAACCGGCTTTACGCATTTTCTCGCCAGATCCTGCGGCGATGCGTTTACGCTTGGCGTGGATATTTGCGTAAAGACCTTTTTTCGGCATACCGATCTCCTTTTAACGGCTTGCACACATAATACAGGAAAATCGTTGTAAATAAACCCCGCGCGTGGGAGGTCGCGCGGGGGAGCTAGAAGCTCTGGCGGGTGGAAGGGGATTACCGCCTAACGCACTATCGCAAAAATTAATGCTTGTGTCTATGTTCACAATTTGTTAACATAAGATATAAAGCGAATCATAGCGTGGTAGCGCGGCAATCCCGCCGCAGCAGCGCAGCCAGACTGGAGGGTCACATGGCACATTCTCTTTCTTTCCTTCTTTCTTCAGATGCGGCGTCTGCTCGCATGGTGGAACGCAAGCCTGCGTTTGTCGTTCATGTCGAAACACATGGCGACGCGTCTATCGCTGATCGCTTTGTTGAGCTTGATGCTGATGACATTGAGCATGCCGGAAACCTTGCAAACGCTTGGGTCAACCGCATGGGCAACTCATCCGCCGCGGTCCGTCGCGTAATGCCTGACGGAACACTGCACGCTCCATCTTGGATCGTCTAACCAACGGGGCTTCGGCCCCACCAACCTTGTGCTGGGAGGCACGCAACATGACATTCTTCTACGCACTCGTCATCAATTACGCGCTGCAGGGAACGCCCCTGCAGACGCAAATGTACTTCGAAAGCTCCAAGGCGTGCACAGACGCTTTGCGCGCTGCAGAAGCCCTCTCAGACGCCCTGTCGGCCGATCTAATGTGCATCAACACCGGCAAGTTGTCTGGATCAATCAGGCCAAAGCTACGGCCGCAAAACTAACACCATGGGCGCCTAAGAGCGCCCACCGTAAGCCATGAGTGCGGAGACGGGTTTTCGGGTTATCTGTATTTTCCCCGTCAACCATGGCAGCGTGAGCCGGTGGCCATCTCCGCTGGTGATCACGCACTGAGAGCGCAGCCTTTACTCCTTTAGCTGCGCTCTCACACAACCCCACGAATTCCACGCTTCAGCGGCTTGCTCCAAGAGCTCGACGACGATCGCCCATACGCCATCGTCGTGTGATCATTTGCAAGCGCCAAGCACACCGCATCCGCGCGGTCAGGCGAATTGACGCCGCGCTTCTTCATCGCCTCTTTGCTCTCAACCTGCATCTTGCCAGACGACGTAAAATGATAACGCGGCGCCGCTAAATCCGCATACAACGCGTCATCGCGCGGCAATTTGACGTCCATACCCTCTAGCCACTGCTTCGCCTTAAACCACAGCTCAGCGCGCAAGTTGATGTACGTCTCCTTCTGCGATGACCTCTCCGACACGTTTAAACCGCGCGCCGGCAGATCCAGCTCGCGCAAGCGATCGAGAACACCCGCCCCAAAGCCATTACTGTCCACAATGATCTCAACTGGCCGCTTGGACGGCGGCAACGCGTCATATTCCGCCTTCACGGCGCCAGTAAGCTGCATCAGGTCGAGGTTACGCCATACCGTCAACGGATGGATCACCGGACCCTGTCGCTTGCACAGAACGCTGCTATCGTTGCCCTGACGCGCAACATCCAAACCCCAAACGGTCGGCGTGTCCTCATGAACCTTAATATCGTTGGCCATCGCGTGCTCGATCAACGAAACAGGAATAACCGTGTCCTCTTCGGACGGAGGGAAATTACCCAAAACGCGCACATGGTACGCGGGGCTATCCTCGCCATAACGCTTTTTCATGTCTTCGACAAAATCGTCCGCGACGCGCGGGCTGTCGACGCAGCTCACATGCATCGTGCGCCAGTCCTCACGCAAGCGATTGTGCGTGTCGTAAAAGAAGCCAGTATTACGCGTCGGGTTACCCGTGAGGACGGTGGTGGCATTGTGGCCAGACATCGATCCTGACGCGGCCTCGAAAACCGCATTCGGGACACCGCTGGCCTCGTCCGCAATCAGCAACACATTCTCACTGTGAACACCTGCAAGCGCCTCGGGCTGCTCCGCACGCGACGTCCTGCACGAAATAAACGTGCTTTCGGGCTGGCTCTTCAACTCAATGCGGTCAGACTTCAACTCCAACAAATCGTTAAACGGCGGGCGCAGCCGCTTGGCGACATTTTTCATCTCAGCGAAGCAGGCGTCAAACAACTGGGATGACGTGGGGGCTGTAACAACGGTCTTTGACGGAATGCGCATCAGGACGTGCCAAATTGCAGCCATCGCAACCGCGGTCGACTTGCCGACACCGTGGCCAGAACGAACGGATATGCGGCGAGCCGTGGGATCGGCGATCGACTGCAAAAGCTCAATCTGCCACTCGTCCGGCTCGATGCCGATGACCTCACGCGCAAACGCGACAGGGTCGCTGTGATAGCGGCGCATCAACGCAATGAACGGGTTATCTTGTAATTTTTTTTGAGGGGTCATGTTAACACCTGTTTACGAAGTGGGGGTGGGGGTGCGTGGAGGGGTCATTAGCATTTGCACCCCGTCGAATCGCTTCGAGGGGGGGTGTTTTGCATTTTCTGCATAGGTCAGTCGTATAATGTCGATTATGTTAAATTCCAATTCTTGCATACGACATATAAATAAGGCATTTGCGCGTCGCAACGCTGCAAAGAGCCATGCAAAAAACGCAATGGCACAAGATGTAGTGTCAAGCGATTGAAATTGAACGCTCGTTCTGTTATTCGCGCGCGCCCGCGCGCAATCATTTGCCGATGCGTGATTCCGACGCTCACACGTCATCATCGTCCACCTCAACCGCGTCACCCTCGATCACGTCACCAAGCAACTGCGCAGCCTGCGCGTGCAAGTCGTTCACGCTGATGTTGATTGCTACGTCACGCTGTCTCGTGTCGTACTGTGCGTTCAGCTTTGACGCTATCCACTTGTCCGTATCCACTTGCAAGCGTGCGACGTTGACCATCGATGGATCAGTGTTCTGCGCTGTATCGACTGCACGCTCAGCGTAAAAGTGTCCAGCCTCCAGTTGTGCAGCCGCGTAACGATCACGCCTGCCAGCTTTCGCATCTAACCAACGTGCCCACAGCTTGTAGCCTACGTCGTACTTCTTCATCAGGTTGCGCACAGTCATTCCGCCTGCGATCTGCTCGAACAGCTCATCCTCGCCTATCTCTTCCAGAGCTGCGAGCTTTGCTTTCGCTACGTTACTTATCGCCATTGGTCATCATCTCCCCAGCTAATGCGGCGTATCCGCAGATATCGACCCACGTATCCGCCTTGTCCGGCGACGTCTGTGACCGCGACATCTTCAGCAACATCATCATGTTTGCCACGTCCATCGGTGACACAGCCACATCGAGATACGCTGTCCACAGCCGAGAGATGCTCTTAAAGCTATCCGCTGCGTCCCCGTAATCCTCGTGCCTGTCACCGCTGATCAGCGTCTTTGCGATGTTTAGTATCTCGTCTCTCGTTACCATGGTATCTCGTCTCCACCTAAATCCCAGTTGATGCGATCGTCACCGTCTCGCACCATCCGCGTTACCTTTGCATTCGGAAACGCATTGAACGCATTGTTCAAGAAAGTCTCCGTCCAGTCAAATCTGATGATGCGTGCAGCATCTTCGAAGCTGTACACGATCCACTTTGGATACTTTTTCCGTAACTCCACCCAACCGTGTAATGCGAAGCACACGATCTTGTCGTCGATCTCGACGCAATACGCGTGCGGCGGTAGCGGCTTATGTCCTGCATCCTCTGCAGCCTTCTCCAACACGTCCCATGCACGCATGAGCTGCGTAGCGATCTGATTAGTGCCAACGACATCATCCGCATCCACACGCTCTCTCAGCGCCTCGTATGCAGCTTCAAACCTACCTGCCAGATCAGGCGATACCAAGTCAGGCAACGTGTCACCCCACTTCGCTATCTTCTTTCTCGCCTTTTCATCGAGCGGACGTAACTGGCCCCATACGCCAGCACTGATCTTAGTCCCCTCGTTATTAAGCGTTCCCTGCGCCTTCTTCTCTTTGTAGTTAACTCGTGCCTTCTTAGCCATGTCTCAACTCTCCTTCCACAGTTAGTTTCCACCTAGTCCACAGTTACCACCACAGTTACGTATATATACGTAATAACTGTGGTGGAACTAAAAGTGGCCTCTTTTACCACACTTCCACACTCTTCCACAGTCCAACTGTGGTAACTGTGGAACTAGTGCATCGTCCCATTTGTGCCCTCAGTTAGCAGCGCCTTGTTTAGCGCCTTCATCATCGTCACGTCGGCATCGATACCCTGTAGCACCTCCATCACAAATTTGACGTCTAGCAGTGCCGTTGACATCACTGGCATTTCATCTGCGCTCCATTCGATGACGGCTCCGCCGATCTCTTCATCCCAGACGATGCGGCCAAGCTCCAGCTTGCTCTCGTCGTCTTCTACTTCGCGAATTGGTAGTGTCATGGTTACAGCTCCTTAAACTTGGCTATGTCGAAGTGTACCATAGGCTCGATGTCTTGTGGATCGTCTCTTCGCGTTGTTCCGCCGACCTCGACGTGCATGTCCTCGAACGACGGCGGCAGCTCCGCCATGCCAGCCTTATCCGTCCACTGCACGGCTAGGAAACACGGTAAGCCTGTTGTCATCGTTAGCAGGCGCGCCTGCGTCGCCTTGTAGAGCGACAGCATGTATGTCGGATACTTGTTCATCGCGATCTTACGCTGCCGCGCCTCGATGAATGCCACGGCCTTCCCGTCGCGGATCGCCATAAAGTCTAGGCTTAGCTTCATTGGCATCTTTGTTAGGATGCAGTTGTAATGCTTCTCGATCTTCGCTGCGAGGCGTCGCTCGTTGTTGCGATCCGTCTGCGTTTCGTATGTTGGTCTATTCATTGATCTGCGCCTCCAGCTCTTTAATGCGCTTCTGCATCCGCCGCCCATGCGCTGCGAGTTTTAACGTAAGCTCCCACAGCCCGCGTATGTGCAGCGCGCCTTCTTTTGGCCAGTACAGGTGCTTCTTACCGTGCATACTTTCAACGCCGTCCGCCACCTCTCGGCTATCGCCAAACACGTCCAACCGTGCGATGCATTCTTCAAACTTTCTCATAGTTCCTCCTCCAATTGTCTGAGCCTGAACGCCAGCTCACGTAGCTGCTCGCTCATGCCCTTTTCTATGTGTGCGCTGAACAGCGGCCGGCGGTCCTTCGCGCTGTACGCCTGCCCAGCTATAAGCGCGAACGTCTTTGCGTCCGGCGCTATCTCGAATGTTATGTGCGCGACTTCGTAATGTTCGCGCGGTGCGTCAGGATGACGCTGCTTAGATTTCGGGCTGTGACGGCTCATGTACCCAACTCCGATGCGCTGATCCACTCTCCAACGACGACGCATTGCACGTCGCGCCCTGCACGTTTATCTGGCCACTCTTCGACCTTCAGCACGTTTGTGTCGATCCACTTTTTCAGGATCGCTTTGCAGCGTGACTTTTCGTTTTTCTTTTCGACATCCAGATCGAGCTGCACCGCGACTGCGTTGCCCGCCCAATTCTTTGCGCGTGCATCTAGTCGCATTGGCTCCTGACGCTCGGCCGCTGCTCCGATCAGGCGCTGCACGTCGCGTGCGTCACGGGCGCTGACACCGTCGAACAGGTCAGGCATTTTGAACGGTATGCAGACACCCACATATTCACCGTTCGGCAACTCCACGCCGTGCATACGGCGGTACAGAGCGTTCGCTGCGGGCGGGGCAAGGTTTGCCTTACCATCGTCGACACGGAATATGCCGAGGCTCTCCTGCTCCGACACGCCCAGCTTCTGCGCATCTTCTTGGCTAACCTTGTTGATGATGCGCGCCGCACGGGCTGCGCCGATCAGCGATCCAGCGCCGCGGACGCTGTCGACCGTTGCGTCTTCACCGTTTGTTTTGCGAATGTGGTGCGTCAAAACGACCGCTGCGTCGGTCTGGTCTGCGACCCAGCGCGCGGCTGCGACCGCTGCGTTCATTGCGACGTTGTCGTTTTCGTTAATGTCGTTGAAGCCAACCCACGGGTCGATGATTACTAGCCCGATGTTTTTGCGCTTAATCTCGTCGACCATGAACTGCAGCATGTCTTCATCAGTTAGGATGCCATCGCGCGTTTGCTTTGCAAATTGGATCTGCAAGTCGCGGCCCGCGTCCAAGAATAGCTTGCCTTGGATTTGCTCTGGCTTGATGTTGTAGTGGATCATGATTGCAGCAAAACGGCGCTGCATCTCTTCAAGCGGGTCTTCGCCATTAATGACCCACACGTTCACGGGTTCGTGTATTGGCTCTTCCAATAACGGTAAGCCTGTCGCGATGGCCATTGCCTCGACCCCCTGCATTGATGTCTTACCGACGCCGCCCATCGATGCAAGCACGCTCACGTATCCGCGGATGTAATGCTTGCCATAAACCCAGCGACGCTTTGGGATCAGCGCGGGATCGATAACCTCAAACTCTGTTGGCCAGTTGCGCTCGCTTTGCTTTATCTCCTGCACTGCCTGTGCGTACGGTTTTGCGTACGCTAATGCTTCGCGCAGCTTGTCCTTGCCGGCCTCGCGTAGGTAGTCGTTTGCGTCTTTCACATTGTCGACGCCGAGCTGGTCAAAGCGAACGACATGCAGCGTCGTTGACCCGTCGCCCTGTAGGACGTCGGCACACTTTTCTACGTCAAGGTCAGGGTCGGCGCATAGCGTTACGTCTGAGGCGCGTGGCGGCACGAATGTAGACATCCCAGCCTTTCCGAAGGTGCAGACCACCACAGCATCGTCACCCGTAGCCTGACGCACGCTCAGCGCGTCCTCTGGGCCTTCGACAATGCAGATTGGCTTATCGCCTTGTATATCACCGATTTGCATTACATTTCCGGCAATGACGCCCCGCGAGTATTTGCTAATGCCATTTACTTCGCGCTTCTTGCCTTCTGGCGTCAAGAGCACGCTCTGCACGCCCTCGATTGTGCCATCCGGTGCGGTCGCTGCAAAGACGATCGCGGGTCCGTCGTATGTGCTTGCGCTAAACTTTGCCACGCCAACTGCAGACGACGCTGCAAGGCCGCGTGAGTTAAGGTAAAGCAGCGCGGGACGTACCGCGTCCTTGTTTTCTCGTGAGATAGGCACAGCACGCTCCCACGTATCCTGTGCCTTTTTTATCTTATCTTGGCGTGTCTCTTCGTCACGCACGATTAAGTCTTTACTGGCCAACCGTGAAACCAAGCGCTCCAGTTCACTTGGTATATACGGTTGTATATCCGAGTTTTCGAGCTGCTTAGGATTTTCCGCCCCGCGCTTAAAGCCCGATCCAATAGTCGACTTGATCTCGAAGTCTTTTAGGCCGATCTGTCGTGCGGCTGTGTGTAGCTGCAGGATCGCGTTGTCTGTGTTTGCCGGTGATAGGTGCGCGTGGCGCCCGATCGCGAATGCTGCTTTGTTTAGGTTTTCGTTTCTGCCGCCCTTCATGGACGCAATGACGTCGTGTACCGCGCCATCTAATACCTTGTTAAAATATGCCTCTGACATTGTTTTCCCTCTGCGCCGTTATAACATTTGTTACTACTTTTTTATGGCGAATTTGATCGCAATCGCGGCGATTAAGCTAATAACAAGCTTTCCAAATATTTGACCCTCTATGTAAGCTATCGATCCGAAAGCAATGTATAGGAAAGCCAAGCTGTCCATTGCTGCACCAACTAAACCTGACGCAGCAACAGCAAAAGCTCGACCTCGCTCACGCAAGTAGGTGTATGCAGCAAAGTCCACAAGCTCTGAAACGCCAAACGCTACAATGCTAGCAATGGCAATAAACGGATCAGCTAATAGATAAGACAAAATTGCGCCCGCAAGGATGCCAATTAATGACCACTGTGTCCCAAGATGTTCTTGCACTTGGTCACGTAGAACCAAAGCTGCGCCCACCATTAAAACACCACTAGGCGCTGTCATGCCAAATCCAACTGGGATCATACATGGGCCATCAGAGATGCAGAACGTGCCGACATTACCGATCATCCAGTTTGCTGCAGGTATCGTCCCAATATAGCCCGCTAAGTAAATCCATTTTTTCATGCTATCCTCCTACAGCATATTGAGCATTGGCTGCTCGTTTAACCAGCAAAGCCATTGGTCTAGCTTTGCTTTATTTATATCTGGCGCAAACGCCAACATAGTTCCATCCACGCTATCGCAGCCGATTGCAGCGGCAAGGCGCATGCGTTGAAAGCTGTTCACTCTACCCATATGCACCCATTTATCTTTGCGTTTAGCTTCCGCCACAAGATCGGCAGCAGCTTGGCTCAGTTTCCACTCTGTGCTGCCGCCAATAAATATTGCGTCTAACTTTGACCACTCAACTGTCTCAGGTAACTCACCATCTTGGCAGACATAGGCAGCCTTAAATCCTAAGTTTTGTATGCGCGGAAGCATTGGGTAAGCTCTGTCTTTTGTTGCGGCTGCGTCACCAACCACATCAGGTGCTGTGGCAAACAGGCAAGCTTCACGATCTAACTTATCAAGCCAAGCAAGAAAGCCATCGTTGCTGTATTTATCTGCCTGCACAAAGCATCCGTTATCAGCGGCAAAAAGACTGTGCCCAACTGTAGACTGTTTACCAGCATTAAAGCTAAGCATTACGCCTATTTGGTTTGTGCATTCCGTCTTTTTGCCGCTGAGATAGATCATGTTAGAACCCGAAGTTATTTCCTTCGGCTGCGGGTGCCGCTGCAGGCGCCGGTGCAGGTGCAGGCGCTTCAACCGGTGCCGCCGGTGCTGCGTCCGCCGCGGGCTTATCGATCCATGTGCGGATGTTGAAGCCAACGTCATACGACGTTCCCTTGCCAACGACGACAGGTGTTGTCGACGTTACTTGTACGACCGGAACCTTGCCCTGATTGAATTCTGGCATTTCTTCAGCTTTGTTGTACAGCTTTGCGATAAACTGTCCCAAGCCGTAGCTATTCCCAGAAAATTCTGCAGCGCGCCCATCAGCGAGCCAACAGTTGACGCTAAAACCCTGCTTATGGTTTTCGCTTGGTCGCTCAGTGCGTTGACTAGGCGAGGGCCACGCCTGCCAGTCACGAACGCCCACATCGATGTGAAGCCATCCGAAGACGACGTCTTTGATGTCGATTGCGAAGCCGCGGTCCATGTCGATCGGCTCGTCGCCGGCCTCCGTTTTTGCCCACCAGCGGTTTTGCGGTAGGTTTCCGCGGATGTATACGCCGCTTCCCTCGTTGTCACTTGATCCGAATGTAATTGGCATGATGTGTCTCCTTGACTTAGTTTGCCTCTGTGAATTTGAACGAGAATGGCGGGATACGGATCGTCATCAACTCCCCGTAATCGTAAGTCCACTCGTTGTTCGCTTGCGCTATTGCATACTGCTCCAGCGCGTATTGTACCGCCGCGTCCCCTTCGTTTAAGGATTCGGCGTCCAATTCGTAAATACCAACTTTGTATGGTGCATCCTTTCCGACAGCTATAAAGATAAACCGATCCACCTCGTGGCCGTCAAGCTCCAACACTCGACGGTAAAAACTTTCTTGGATGTGATACCCAAGGTTTGCAGCCTGCCTTGCAAATCCTTCCGGTGATGGGTCTATCGTTGTTTTCAAGTCTAGCAGGCACGCAATGTCTTTGCGCCAGCCGTCAGGCCGTGCGCGCATATCTACCTTTGTGAGCGTATCTTGCGTCAGTACGCTTGCCTCACACACAAGGTCGCCAGACAGCAACTCAGCGGCCGCCGTATTGGCTCTCACAGCCTCTGCAAGGCGGTGCACCTTGTCGTATTCCGCAGTGTTCAAGATAATCGCGCCGGCTGCGTCTGCGCTTTCCTTAAACTCGTTGTATTCTTTGCCCGCGCGGCGGCCTGCCCACTCCCAAATTTCGTCTGCCTTGTGTGGCTCAAACGTCAGAGTGTGTGCGGCAGAGCCAATCAGCATCGCCGTCGTCTCTTTGCGCTCAGCGTACTTAAAGTCCGCCAGTGACTGCAGCGCAATCGTCTTTGCGCCTGACGACGACAGGTGCGGTAGCGCGTGATAATCGCTGTTGGCCATGTCTAAGTGTACTGGCATTATACTTTCCCCTTACCGAATAGCGCTATTAGCAGCGCCTCTGCGCGGTGTTCGTCCTTTTTGCGCTTTAGTTGTGACGCTAAGTCTGGGAACCATTGCTGCGCAAGCCTTCTCGCCGCATCCTTGTCACGCGGTAGGTTGAGAGAGCGCTTCCAGTTGTTAGGCGTTACTTGTGTATACGGCGTCCGCGACAACGCGCACGTCGTCAATATCTGGCCGTATCCAAAGCCTAGCTTAAAAGTGGAGCTGACGCCCTGCTTCGGCATAGCTTGCTGCTTCTCAACGAATATGTGGTCCACCCGATCGACTGAGGTCAGGATATCCATAAGAGCCACGACGTCGACGCCGCCTTCGTCGTATGTCGGAAGGTCGTGCACCTCTGCCCAGTCGTCTCCGACTAATGCCACGCCGCCTGTGCGGTAGCCACAATCAATTCCGATGATCATCAGCCACCTCAAAGCCTTGTTTCTCAAGGTACTCTTTGACAGCATCTTCAACTATCTTTGACATCGATAGCCGCGTCATCGCGCTGTAATTGTGCAGCGCGTGATAGACTTGCTCACGTATCCGTGGGCCAATTTGTTTAAGTTGATACATAATATCCTCCATATTTAACACCGTGTTAACACAAATAGGGATATGGCGCAATACTTGCTGTTGTGGTAATGTTAGAAAAAATTACAGCGGTACGGATTATGGAAAAATACGGCATCCTTTTTGCGATTTTTGTGCAGGCGGCAGGCGTCGTCTGGTACGTCTCTATGTTGGCCAGCGGTGTTGATGAAAACACACGTAACATTGCGCGCCATGAAATCATGATCCAGAAACTAGAAGACACAACACAGACGCAGGCAATCATGTCTGCGCGCATCGATGAAAACATCCAGCAAATCCGCTTAACGCTGGAAAAAATGGCAGATAATTAAATGATCGATCCGCTGACAGCGTTTGCCGCGGTCAAAGGCGGGATCGCTGCCGGCAAGCAATTACACCAAATGTCTAAAGAGATCGCGGGCTTTTTTGACGCTACCGACAGCGCGAAAAAAGAGCACGAGAAGAAGAAGAATAGCGTGTTCGCATCCGCCAACGAAGAGGCGATGGACACTTTCATGAAGAAACAGGCCGCGATCGATGCAGAGGCGCAGTTGCGCGAGCTAATCGTTAATACGCGTGGCTTCTCAGCTTACCAAGAGTTGCTAAAGATTCGGCGCGACGTTCTGCGCCAACGCAAAGAGGCAGAAGCGCAGGCGGCGCGCGAGCGTGAAGAGATGCAAGAGATGATCGCGATCGTGATGGTTGTGCTCGTATTTCTTGCAATCGCAGCCGTTACTGTCGGCTTGTACTTTGATGTTATCGATACACGGAGGATGTTTAGATGAACGAACTAATCCCAGACAAAGAGACGTACCAGACCAATAAGCGCCGCATGACGTGGGCTTGCTTGGCTATGATGATCATCTCTACATTCGCAGTTATCTTTGATCCAGCGCGTATGAATGAAGCCAGCGCTGTGTTAATGATGATGTACGGGTCGCTGTCCGCAGTGGTCGGTGCTTACTTTGGTTTTTCAGCGGGAGCTAAGAAATGAGACACATTGACGAAATAATCGTGCACTGCACAGCAACAAACAGGAACTGGTTCATCGATCGTGATGCGCACGAAGTGGTAGAAGAGGTTCGCCGCTGGCATAAAGAGGAGCGCGGATGGTCAGACATTGGATACCATTTCGTGATCCATCGTAGTGGACAGATTGCCGCAGGTCGCCCGATCACACGTAACGGAGCGCATACACGCGGACACAATAAAGGCACAATCGGGATCGCACTTGTGGGCGGACGCGGCGGTGCAGCGGATGACGACTTCCTAGACAACTTTACGCCAGAGCAACATCGCGAGCTGCACGCCCTGATCGATAGCCTGAAAGAAGAGTTTCCAACGATCACTAAAGTCTCGGCACATAATATGTATGCGAAGAAAGCGTGCCCATGCTTCGACGTAAGGCAATGGCTAAGCGAGTAATCATCATATGTCTGCCACTCTTACTTGGGGGCTGCTTGGGGTTGCCATCTTTCTTGGCGCCATCTGGTGGGGTGAGCGTGACACCGATTGGTACAAACATCGCCCGCGAGGTGGAACAAACAGCCGTGAAGCAAGAGACGACGACTTCCGCTGGGCGGGACGTGATCCAGACGGAGACGATTAAAGAGGTTGAACTGGGGCCAGCCGAGACGGTAACAGTCAACAATCAGGACACGCCAATGTGGCTAATCTTGGTTGCGTTACTGGGCTGGTTACTGCCTACGCCTAGCCAGATGGGAATTGCTATCTGGAATGCGATTTTGGTGTTGACCATGCCGCTCACTAAATTAAAAAGACGAAGCGGAGAGCAAACTAATTAACCGCGTCCCTACCACGGGCGGTTTTGTTGGTTCCCAGTATAGCCCGACACTTACTGGCTCTCCGCACGACCCTCCTCATCATGTAGCACGCGATGGCAGTTTGCACAGAGCACAATGCATCTTTCCAATGCTTCCTTCTGTGCTGCTCCAAACCGGCCGTTGCGCACTAAGTCTGTGACCCTCTGGTTGTCTGGGCTTTTAATAACGTGATGAAAGTCTATTGCCGCTGGGTGCGAGTACCCACACTTTACGCACGATAGAGATGCCTTCCATTCACGGTATTCTTTCCGCTTTTTCCTGCGGTAACTATTGATTCGGTCTTGTATCTTTCTTTTGTTTTTCTGGTAATATCTTTTGCGATACTCGCGATTATAGGCGCGCTGGCGCTCCTTGTCTGCGTAAGGGATGGCTACGTCCTCCATAAAAAAAGGCCCCCGTAGGGACCTTATATCATATTTTATGTTTAGACCGAAACTCGTATAACCGCTGTCGCGTTATATCCAACCTTCGCGCTATCTGGTCGTTGCTGTATCCTTTTGCCGCCATCTCCTTGACGATTTGATAATGGCGTTCGTTGCGCTTACGTCCGCCCTTCTGACCGGCTTCGCGTTGCGCGTTGGTCATGTTTACCTTTTTCTGCAGGATCTTGTTTTCGATCGCGCATACTGCATGTATGTGGTGCAGGCACTTGAACCAGCGTTCCTCTGTGGGCACCATATTTTTTGGCCAAGTAAAGTCCATCACATCACCATCATTTCAAACATACGTGCGACTGATGCGCCCGCTAAGGCGAACAGCACGATCATTGCTACATCAGACTTTGACATCGATACCCATCACTTTCTGCAGCTCACGAAGCTCTGCGCGGTCGTCTGATAGCAACGCCATCTCGACGCCAATGTCTGCGCTGACGCTGCCGCTGCGAACGCCTTTGATATCGTTAAGGCGATCGATCTTGATAAGGCGCTTCTTGATGCGATCAACCAGTTGATCCATGCGCTCTTGCGGCGTGATTTCGTATTCACCTGTCATCTCATTATATGTCAAAACGGACACTCCTCTTCTGGGTTAGTAGGGCGCCACACAACATCTACGTTGTGCAGCGCTTTGATAAAATCGACTAAGTTACGCGGCCACATCCGCAGTCTCTACTTCGCGCAAGATGATGTTGTTATTTGACGCCTTGCAGATTTTGAAGTTTTTACCATGAAATCTGATAATGCTGTCATGTGGTTGGTAGTACGCGTAAAAGCGCGCTTGCGGATCACGCGTGATCATTGACGCTTTTGGGAAAGCATAATGTGTTTCGTGGCCTAAACGCTTTGCGCGCTCCAATCCTTCAAATGGGCAGTCACCGTCCTCGATGCATGATCCAATGACGCTTCCAAGTGTAAAGAATTTCATGATAACTTCATCACGAAATTTGTGAGGTACTGCAACTAGATCACCGTCTGCATAATACTCTTTACCTTCGTAAATTTTCCATGCTGGTGCTTCTGCGATAACTTTACGTAGTGCCATTTTTTCTCTCCTATGATTCTGTTTATACCTACTGTTAACACGATGTTAACAACTATGCAAGAAAAAAAAGCCCCACGCCGAAGCGCAGGGCCAGTACAGAGAGAGGTGAATGCTTGGACATGGGTTGGGCATTCACGAAAACCCTACATAATTGGCGTTTGCTTTACAATACCTGCGCGTGTAAAAGTTAACTACATATTAACGGAGAACCAACATGCTTACCGACGAACAGAAAGAAATCGTACGCAGCTTAAACCAGCCGCACCGCTTCCAGAACGTATTCGCATTATTCAAGATTTGCGAAAAAGCGGCGACACTGATCCAAGACCAAGCCGCCGAAATCGATGAACTGAAAAAAGAAAAGCCCGCGCCCAAGAAGCGCGCAGCTAAGTCTTAATACTCGTCAGTCTTTAGGCCGACTGCCGCGCCAAGGATGCCGCCGTACAACTCAGGCCGTAGGGCAATGTTGCGGCGCATCATGGCGTCTTGCATTTGGCGTCCGCTCAAACGCTGCATCGCACGTTGCTGCGCCTGCGGCGTTCTGGCAAACAACATCTCAGACATCTGCTCAGCTACCGGTGCACCGATACCCTGCATGCGTGACGACAGTGCGCCCGCTGCCTGACGTACCGCTTCGCCACGTCCGCCGGTGAATAGCTGCAACATTGTTGCTGGGTCGACGCCCTGCTCCGCCATCTCTTGGATGTTGCGCTGCGTGTCAGACCCGCCAAGAACGCGACGCTGCGTGCGTTGGATGGCTGCCTCTGCGCGCATGTACTCTTCGAACTGGTCGAATGATGCCTCGTCTGGGAACGCCTTGCGTAGCGCCTCACGACGCTTTGGCGACCCAAACAAACGCTGCACGTAGTCTGTGCGATCAGATCCAGACGCAATGTTGCGGATCTTTGTAATCATGCCGACCTTCATCGCCTCGACTTCATCTGGCTTCATCTTTGCAATTTTACGTGCAAACTCTTGCTCGCTCAGTTTCTCGAAGCTGTCGCCCACGTCGAACGCGCGGCGCATGTCAGAGTAGTCTGCGAACTGCGCGTCTGCCTTCTTGAACGCGTCGTTTAGCTCACCGATCTCAGCTTTGAACTGGTTGCGCACTGTAAGCACGTCACGCGCTGTGTCGTTCAGCTTGCCAGTTACTGTGTCTGTGTTAGCGTTGATGACGCGGTCCAGACCCTGTGCAATCTTCTGCAGGTATGACGTCGGAACCATGTCACCTTCCAGCGTTGTCGCTAGGTCGGCCAACGGCTCTTCGCCAAGTGTGTCTGCGCGGCTTTGTACAGCCTTGAATGCGTCCTTGAACACTTTGCGCTCTGCAAATTTGCGGAACGGCTCAGCGGGGATGTCGACATCCGCCGCATCGTATAGCGGTTTAAACTTGGCCGCTTGGCTTTCGTATAACTCTTCCAAGAAGTCCAAGCCATACGAGCCAGACGCGTCCATTTTTTCTGCGGTGACGTCTGCAATGCGCCCGCCTTGCTCAACGCTGCGCTCCATCAATGATTCAAGTACGCCCGTGCGTGTCGATGACGGCACTGCCTGCGCCGCATACGCCGCCCCACGGGTCGCTTCACCGATGTCCGCTGGCATCATAGGTGCGCCAGCCGCTTGCGCTCTCTGTAGGCGCTCCAGTGCGCTCTCAGGCGTTAAGCCTTCACGCTCTAGCGCTTTACCCACGCGACGCTCTGCAAGTTTCGCTGCACGCTCTGGTCCGCTTAGGCCGAGCCCGTCCAGTGCACGCGCACCAACGTCAGCTCCGGCGGCTACTGCGAACGGCGCCGCTGCGCCTAGCGTGCCGCCAACTGCGCCGCCCATGGCTGCGCTCTCTAGTCGGCTACCTAATCCGCCTTCACCCGCACCAAAGCCTGCCACAGCGCCCTCTGCGGCGCCGTATTTAGCGCCCTGCAGTGCGGTACGGCCTAAGCCGCCAGCCTTGGCGCCTGCCAACGCTCCGCGCGCCACAAGGCCCGCTGGAACGAGTGATGGAAGAATTGCGCCGCCAACTTCAAGGCCAGTGGCCAGAGCTGGACGTGCACGAGCGAAACTCTTGATGTCGCCGCGGATCTCTTTGAGCAACGCGTCACGGTCTTCGCCGGTGAATGTTGACCTAACGTAAGCCTCGGCCTCGTCACCAAAGCCTAGCGTGATGCCCTGCGCCAGCGTGCGAAGTGCACCGCTGCCGGTCGCTTTTGATTTAGCTGGCGTTTTCTTTGAGGCTTGCTGGCTTTCTAGCTTTGAAATCTCACCAAGAAGAAATTGCACATCGGCTGTTTCTCCCGCTTTATCAGCGGCAATGGCAAGTTTGGTCAGCTCTTCAATTGTAGCCATATCACTCTACCTTGTATTTATCGCGAAGACGTTGAAGCTCGTCGTTACCTTCGCCCGCTTCTTCTCGCAGCTTATCAATAGTTTTGTTGATCTTGCCATAAAGGTCCATAACAGTCTGAGCTGTCTGCTTTGGCTTATTCACAGGATCAAGCTCACCAGACATGTTGCCTAATATTCTCATATCACTGTCGGATAATATACCAAGGCGCGCGCCCGCTTCAGTAACCTCAGCCATATTTTGAAACGTCATTATAGAGCTAAGGGTGGAAATCGCCGCTTGGAAGTCCATAAATGCAGGACTTAATGCGTCAGGTATGTAAGATTGCCGCGTAAGCAAGAACCCGCGGGGGTCTAAATCTGCGTCTCCTGTCTTAGCCTTATCCAAGAATTCTGTAAGCTCCTCACCCTCTAAGCCAGTAGAGGCTGCAAGGGCGCGTTCAGCATAGACAAGGGCGTCTTGAGCTTGATTTAACTTACCCTCATTTATAGTGCGCTTTTCAGTCGCTGCAGTCTCTTTAGTGCGGGCATCTTCTAGCTGCGTGCGCAAGATGTCCATGCGAGTGTTGAATGCGTCTAACTGATCCAAGCCGGCATACACGCCCATCTGGCCAGCAAGCTGCGCAATTTGTTGCTCGATCTCCGCGGCAGTCATGTCGCCTGCGCCAGTAGAGACCTGCGTTGGCATGATAGATGCGCCGCCCAACATAGCCATCAACTGTTCGCGGCGGGCAGTCTCAGTATCCAAAGCGATCTGCGCCTGACGCTCCTTGCGCGCCTGATCTGCGCGTCTCGTAAAGTCGCCAAGTAAGGTGGCAACTTTTGTGCCCTCTTTCCCCTGCAGC